GAATAGATGCTGATGTCATTAACGAGGTATCGTTATCAGCGAAGGATTCACCACTTGTCTGTAAAGCGGAACCTGCAAGTTCGCTAACAGTTAAACCACCAACATTTAATGTATTAGTACTTAAAGTAATTCCTGTGCCAGCAACTAAAGCTGTCTTTGATATAGCTATCGCAGCATCTGATTTAATGTCTGCATTTACAATTACATCAGAAGTTATGGCGGCAACGCTTGTAACATTTCCTGTTCCGTCAAAAGAAGCTGAAGTCCAAGTAATATCACCAGATGCAGATATAGTTCTGCCTGTTGCAAGAGCCGTAGCAGTTGCAGCGTTTCCTGTTGTACTCCCAGAAGTACCTGTTACGTTCCCTTCTACATTAGCAATCAAAGTGCTAACTGTATAACCAGTGCCACTTATATTAACTGTTGTAGTTGGTTCAGCTTGGTTTGCATGGAACAGAGCATACTTAGAAGCATCTGCATTCCAAAACAGTCCCGTGTAAAGATCAGTTCCATTAGTTCTATATGTACCGTAGAACCCTAGATCCAAAGCATTAGTTTCATTAGCAGGAGCCAAAGATATCAACGAATCAGCTACAGTTATAGTCGTAGAACTAACTGTAGTTTCACTACCACTAACTGTCAAATTCCCACTGACAGTTACATTCCCGCCAAGAGTAGGGTTAGTTGGAATACCTATTGTAACTCCAGCGTTTTCACCCCCACTTCCAGTAACTTCTATCTCATTAGCTGTACCTGCTATAGTAGCAACATAAGCCCCTGTAGTGTGAGTGGCAAGAGTAATTAAGTCATTAAGACTAGTAGCTCCCGTACCACCTTGGTTAACAGCTATTGTGTCACCTTCCCAGGTTCCAGCTCCTATAGTACCAACAGAAGTAATCTGAGTCTGGGAAGCATCAACACTAAGACTGTGAGCAACCCCTTCGCCACTCGTAGCACCAGAGGACGTTATTCCAGTTCCTCCTGTAATTGTTGATACATAGTTGCCTGATGTGTGAGTAGTTAGCGTAATTAAATCATTTAAAGAACTAGCACCAGTTCCACCATCAGCTACAGCAACATCTGCTCCACCAGCACGATAGATAATGTTACCTTCGATATTAACATCGCCCGAACTAGCTTTAGTTAAAGTAGTATCAGTAGCATGTCCAAGTTCTATTCCTGTAAATTGTGGACTATCACCTGTTCCAACTCCGATAGAAGTTCGAAGAGTTGCACCACTTTCAGCAACTGGATCAGTGCTTCCGTTACCTACGATCATCTCACTATCGGATAATACTGCCAGCGCAGTGATAGCACCAGTAGCAGATCCTAGTAAGACTCCACCATCAGTAAGTGAGGTAGCACCAGTCCCACCTCTGCCTACCGCCAAAGTTCCTGTAGTTGCATCTGCTAAAGTAATATTGCCGCCAGTAGTAGACCCTGCATGTGTATGATTCGCATTAGTCCATCCAGCTGCCACAATAGTTGGAGTAGTCAACGTAGGACTTGCCAATGTAGGAACAGTTAGCGAAGTAGCTGAACCACCAATTTGAATAGCAGGAGTATCATCTGCTGAGAAACTTAACCTAAGATAAGAATCCCTATCAAGATCAACAACAGCTATTCCAGGTTGAGTATCCCCATTAAACAGACCTAAATCAACGTTGTTAACTCCAACGCCAACAGTCATAACAGGAACTTGAGTAGAGGTCCCAGAGGGGAAGCTGAACTTTAGATGTCCAGCATTAGCATCTACTGTATCGTATTCAAGAGAAACAGGGCCAAAATCAAGAGGCTCATCTGAAACAGTTGAGACTCGACCCAGTTCATAACCAATTTCCATTGTCATAGAAGCCAGCCTTTAGCGACTAGTTTTGTATCAGGTAAAGTAAACGTAGCAACGTTTGAGAATACACTTATGATATTAATAAAAATTTGCTTTTCTGGTATTTGTAATTCTGTTCCATCTAGAAGATAAAAATCAAACTCATCAGCTGAGTTTCCTGGTATAAGTATTGGTTTGTTTAATCGAACCCATAAAGGAGAACCAGTATTATTATAAAGCATCAACTTATTCATAAGACTTGGAAAAGTCAAAGTTGAAATAGTATTCTGAGTTATAGTTCCTGTCGCTGCGGTACTTACCATCCTCTGATTTGAAGACTCGCATGAGGAAGAGTTACACTTGCCCCTGCACCTGATATAAAAACATTAAGAGAAGCTATCTCTATATCTTCTTCCAATACTGTTAATGTCCCAAGAGTATTTATTTTATAATCATATCCCTGTAGACCTCCCCCACTTAGGCTTCCATTCAACCTAACATACAGAGTTCCATTTGTAACTAGATTCACAATAGTTAGAAAAGTCACTGAGGGTGAGAATGTAACAGTTGAGGGATTTACATTACCAACAGTCCCACTAGCACTTACACTGGCTCCAGCTTTTGCAGTTACCATCCAGAAATACTCAGTTTATTATCCGGCAAGGTGAAACTTCCACCAGCTACATTATTCAAACCCAGAGAAGAAATATCTATTTCCTCATTGTCGAGAATGAAATCTTCCCCATTCCCAACAATACTATCGTAGTTATTCGGTGTAGCATCTGCCTCTAAAGCCCCATTCAGACGTAGATAAAGATTACCGCCAGTATTATTATGGACTCTCAACAGAGTAACCGATGGACTAAACGAAGCAGCTACAGAACTTCCTTGAACTAGTGAAGGAGTAGGTTGTTGCGATGATCCAGTTTTAAGAGCCAATCCAGGATTCCTCTCAAAGAATAAGTACCAATAAATAGTCAATCTATCCGAAGAAGTTTTGGTAATTGTAGCTGATACCCTTGCCCACATATTAGCATCAGCATCATTACCTTCAAACAAACCTATTTCTTGTATTGTAGCATTAGCCTCACTTGTGCTAAATTGAACAACTAACCTAGCACCATAGTCACCCTTCAAAGACCTAGTATCTACTACTTTAGCTTCATTAGTACCATCGTACAAAACCTTAGTTTGCAAAGCTGTATCAGATGCTGTAGCAGCGTTAGTCCCAGTCCCAACTGCCACAAAAGTCGGATAAGTAATAGCAGTGCCAATTAATGCATTAGCGAGCTTATTCCTCGCATGATTTACTATAGCATTTCTCTTGCCAAAAGGCAAGTGCATTTTGCCCATAGAAAGCTTATTAAGAATTTTACCATAGAAAGTTTCAGCTTGTCCGAGTCCTTTCCCAGTTAATTTTCCTGTAGATTCGTTTCGAAGTTCCCAGTGGACAAAACCTTGTGCAAACATTTATGCCCCCCAATGGGCTGTAACTGACCAACGGCCAGCTTGAGGTGTAGTAGTAGTCTCATCACTCGCACCAGTCAAACCCCATGTATAACTTACACTAGCTGGAATTACCCTAAATTTAAAATCATCAATCATAATTAGTGTATGTGCTGGATGAGAAGCCTTCTTCAATGGTTTATTTGGATTACTAGGTTTTCTTGCAAATACTTCATCATTTAGCATAACTACCATATTAGCTAGGGCCTGCATTGGATTTATCATAATCTTAATCCTGTGGGAATGTTAGAGAAAGTAATGCTATTTTCAAATATAGGATCGCTACCAACGGGATTCAAAACAGTCTTTCGTACAATGATAACATATGCCAAATAGGATAAATTTTCACTAGGCCAAGAAATATAGAAAACCTGTCCAGCTTCCCAACCTGAAGTTAGTGAAGAAAAAGTTCCGGTTCTTTGGACTTGAGCTTTTCTATTTAAAATAAGATCACTGACATGATCTAACGTCTCCATATCAGCTACTCGTACATCACTAGCTTGACTAAAGATAAATTCGTGAACACCATCTCCACCAGTTCTATCTGCTAAAATCTGCCTAGCCTGTGGATCATCATTCTCATGGTCATCTACTGTAGAATAATTGTATGTGACCACTATCTCTTGAGATACAGATAAATTCCCAGGAGGGAACCTTACATGAGCATTCTCTTGTCCAGCAGGACCAAGATATATAAATACACTGTTAGTCGCAGAAGTTGTATCATGGATGTCACGTGCAACTCCATCTAAGTGTTGAGTTTGAGTTACTCCAGCTTTTGTAACACTTGTGATGTCAACTAGAGAAAAAGGTCTATGTGATAATCCATACTTTGTTTCTTTAACAGACCTAACTTCAAAAGTATCTGAAGTACTAACAGTACTTCTAATCTGAGCATCTCTAATAATAGGTCTTGTGCTAGTCCCTTGAATATTCTCACTTTCGATCATATCATAAAAATCATCTTGATTTGTTTCTACATTCAAAGTATAAAAGTCACCCTCAATCGGTAGATGAGTAGCAGGGTTGCCTTCTATTTCAAATAAAACTACTTGCTTATCATAATTGATTTTCCATTGCATACCAGCGGCTTCTACTAGTAAATCAAAAACAGCAGAAGGTCTTTGCCTATCAACTCGTTGCTCTTTGAGTAGTGGATAAGTTTTTCCAGCTGGAGACGTAATTTTACTCTTATCAGTAGCAAAATCTTTATAATGAGTATCTTGGTTAGGAGCAGCATTATCATTCTGAGCTAAAACATGCAAAGAATCTAACATTGCAGACATAATACCATCTATAGATTGTCCATTAGGATAACTTGCTCGAAGAGCAAATATATCATTCAGATGTCGTCTGTCTAAGTAGTAAACATAATCTGAACAGCGAATTTCATAGTCAACTGAATTACCCTCTCTCTGCCGTCGAGTAACTTCTAGGATAACACCTCCAAATTCTTTAGTTGAACCATCTAGAACTATTATTTCTTTTCCAGCTGTAGGAGCATCGTAAGTAGAATCATATCTTCTCATGTTACACGAGAGAGTATCACCCTTAACTTCTTGATGTTGTTCTATAGCAATAGAGCGAAAATCTATTGCATCGGTAACATCAATACCACCTATTGTAATAGTTATACTCATAAGCTACTTATTCGTGGATTATAACCCATACTTGAGGAATTAAGTGCTCGCGCAGTTTCTAGAGAAATAGCTTTACCATTTTCTTCAGGAGTTCCAGTGAAATTACCACTTACGTTCACTGTGATATTTGAAACAGAATCGCCAGGGTTTCGCGCTTGGTAATCCATTTCTAAATTAAATGGGGTTGTGAGCGAAGCGCGTTCATTAAGAGCTTGTCTACGAATAAAATCTTGTTCAAGATCAAAAGGATTCATAGGTGCTCTAGATGAACCGCCAGCAAATTGCCAAGCGTTACTAGTAGCATCAGATACTGTGTGATCGCGTACATCCATAAAACGACGATCTTCATGGAAGGGTGTCATTGTTTGGGGATATGTTAAATCTGATACTACTTTCTCTGCTTGAACACCTGGAAGTAGTGCTGGATGCTCTAAATTATAAAGTTCAACCTGTTTTCTGGCTTCTTTCGCTGCTTCTGCGGCTCTTTGAAATAAAACTTCCATTTCAGCAGTCTTATCTTTAGGATCTATATCTTCGATTGCTTGAGTAATACCATTAATATTCTCGATTGTGACCATAAGTGATGCTGGTATCATAACCTCGAAAGCTTGTTTGAATGATTCAACTGTGAAGTTCGCATTTGCATCAAGTGCATTAACAGCCAAACCTGCATCTGTTAGTAGTTGCATTATCGCTTGTTGTTCATGCATAGCTAATATGTTCCACTCATCACCAGCCGCCTTTATGCTTTTAATTAACTCTTCAGTGGGTTTTATTGTTCCATCCTCAATAAACCCCCGAAGTTTACCCATATCTACCTCTCCAACTTTTGCGAAATCATCTAGGGCATCAGCTCCTAATTTCAGCAAGTCGTCAAATGCTATGCCCTCTTTCCAGTCTTCCATTTTTACTCTAGTCTTATCAGTTGATTCGGCAAAGTCTAATACAGAGGTTGCAGCTTCATTCATAGCATCCTTAGCATTCTTACCACGGCCCTCCATCTGAAAAGCCATAACAGAAGTGAAGACTTGCAATGCTTCTTCCGTAGGCTCAATCCCTCTGACTCTAAGTTCAGTCATTATTGAACTTAGACCCTTTATGAAATCAGTTGCATCTTTTCCTGCTATGGGCAATTCAGATACGATAGCCCTAGCCTTCTCTTGAATTACGACAAAAGCCTGGGTATTACCACTGACAAGATTAACAGCATCAGCCATTAATTTCATCTCTTTACGCTGATCGAGATACTTCTTTACTCCCTTAAACGCAATCATAGCCGCTCCACTCAAAGCAGCAAATGCTAGAGAAGTCTTAATAGCACCAGAGAACTGCAAGAAGATCAAAGAAAATGCAAGAGATTGTAAGTTACCATCCAAAGCCCCCATGCTTAACATAAGACCTTGAGAAGCTGCGCTTAATCTACGGAAACCCTTCTGAGTTTTTTCACTAACATCCTCCATGAAACCAAATTGACTTCCACTTCTCTTCATAGTAGCTTCTGTAGCTTGTGCTTGGATAGCCATTTCCCTCAAACTAGCAGAAACACCTTGAAGACGCGATTGTAATGCAGGAGCAGCTAATGTTGCAATAGCAGTAGCTCGACTAGCTAATCTATTTAGAGTAGCACCGGATAGATTTCCCGACAAACTTAGTCTATGAAATTCCTCTGATAATTTCTTAGATTCTAACGCAGCTTGGCGTTGAGTTCCCTGTAAGTTAGAAGTTCCAGCATTAGCCCGACTCATTGCACGGGTAGATTCACCCTCAAACTTTTTCATTTTATTGGACATTGTATTGAGTTCTGTGCCAATTTTGCTGAAACTAGCCCCGAATACATTACCTTTCTGGGCAACACCTGAGAAGTTTTGAGACAGGCTCCTCAAACTACCACTAGTTACCATTCCCTCCTCGCCAAGTCTTCTTATTCTCCTAGATAAGTTTTCTGTTTGGCGAGCTTGGCGGTTTAGTTCTCTTAATTGGCCTTTATCTGCCCCTGGCTCTGACGCCATTTCTCGAATAGTGCTTCTAGCCCTGGTAGCATCTTGAGCAGCTTGCTCAGCCATTCCATTAATAGCCTGCCGCATGGGTATAATTCGTTTATTTAATCCAGCCACTGATTTCTCAGTAGACTTCAAGCCGGCAGTCGCACCAGTTGCTTGAGTTGCCTTCTTTAACTCATTCCCCAAATTGCGTATTTGTACAGAGGTAGAACCAGCACTAGCTGCTAGTGCTTTACTTCCCGCTGTAATTTTCCTAAGTTCTGTTGTAGCTTTATCTTCAACAGAAAAGAAAGCTCTAAATCTTTGCATTATACGAACCTACCTGCCCCAGGTTGTCCTTTAGGAATACGACGAACAGTTACTTTCGCTCCTCGGTTCCAATGTGATGTAGTAGAATGATTAAAATTATTGAAATTATCTCTTAAAATTTGCATACCTCTTGAAGTCAATCCAGTAGGACCCTGATCCAGATCTCCACCAAACATAAAGAGATGACTCATAATAGGATTAGGATTGATTCCCTGTCTTCCTTCAGTATTTGCAACACCCAGATTATACCCCAAAGTCGGACTTCCAGTTACAGCTATACCCCATGCTGTAAGAATTTTCCTAGGTAAATTTGGATTAGGCGCAGCTCCGGTCTCTAAAACTTTCCAGTAAATGTGTAATCGTTCATTTTCTTGAGTAAGATGCCCAAGTACAAACGCTGGCATACCATTTTCTTCGATAATCTCGTAATCAAGACTTCTGATATAAGCCCCAGTGTAAACATGAGAAGTAGCTAAATCAACTGAAGCATTATAAAAATCTTCAGCAGTCTCCTGGTTGAATTCTCGCATATACTCAGGGAAAGCACTAGACATACTCTCCATCAAAGAAGTATATTCAGAGAACTCACTAAAATCAGCCATCATTTGCGTTTACCACGATTCATAACTTTTGAAATACTACCACCTTGGGACTTTGCATCTTCCCATAATCTAACTAAAGCAATATCTTTGCTAGTAGCATTTTCTCTAACATCCCAGGGAGTCGTGTGCCAAATTTCAGCTAGAACAACATCTATAAACATACTAGGAACAACCTTCCCCATTGAATTGCCTTGGCTATCCCTTGTAAACAAATTTACAAGTTGTTCACGCTCCCCAGGAGTAAATTTACAAGTGGGTCCGTATTAGCGTATTGAAGCATAACCCAAATCATGTATTCTATCTGACGTCTACGAATAGAACTCAGCTTATCAGCTTTTTGCTGAGGACTATCTTCTAAAGTGGGAACCTCAAAAATAGTTCCATCATCATCTTTTAAATTCCAGCTAACTATCAAAGTAGCAATATGAAAAGCTGTGACTTCTAAAGGATCAGGATCTTCTTCCTTCGATTGCTTCTTTTCAAGTAATGCTAAACCTCTTGTATAAGCATTTGCTTCCTTAGTCTTCATATTCTGAACACTTTTGAATGTGAAGTTTAGCTCAGGTAGTCCAATCTCAGAAAAATCCTCAGTTATTTCTGCTTGTAAATACTTCTCATCAATAGATGAGCTTACGGATGTAGTCATCTCCTAGCTCCTTTATCAACAGTTCCCCCTCACTCAGAGTCATGATGCGATAGATTCGATCTCCTAACTTTCGAATTTCAATCTGCTTCACACTGAAAACTTTGCCCTCTAGTTCTATCTCAGTTAATACTTGCTCCTCTCGCATTTGGCAAAGAAGAACAATAACAGGAATCTCATTTCTCGACATAGCATACGAATTGCCATTCCGCTGTAACCTTCGAAGTTTGCCCTGACTTCTCCAGTAAGTAAGACTCCTAAGAGAGACTTCATAACCTAAACGTCTAACTTCGCTAATAGCATCCTCTTGTGAGCAGAATGCTATTAACGAAGTATCTGTAACTAGTTCTAATTGCACTGTAAGCCTTTACATAGACCTAACAAGGGGCAAAACTTGTCAGGTCGAGAAAGAGGAGGAGGAAGAGTCTTAGAAAGCGGCTGTTTTTGCAGAGAGGATTTGGAATTCGATGGGAGACCTTACAGTTGATGTAGCAGCATTACCCTGTGAAGTCCAAATTCCTGTACCAGCATTGTGCAGTCCAGTGAGGCTCATTGCTAACTTAGGGAACTGTCCACTGCCATCGAAAACAGCAGGGCCACCATTTAGAGCAGCTTTGCCGAATCCAATACCAAATGCTCTAGAAGTTGCTGCTTGGCTAGCATGTCCCTCTGCAATACCATCATTAGTAAAGTAAACTTTGAATTTAGTTTGGTTCGCTGTAGCATCTGCATCTCTGAAATCGGCTATGTCATCAGCTGAAGTGTAACCAAGAACTACTCCAGCAGTAACTTCCAATGGGCCAAGGAAAATGTCTGTTGGAGTTTTAATAGTTGCACTAGCAGTGTGGAATCGTTCTACTTCTCTTGTAAGAGTAAACTCACCACTTATCAACCGAGCAAAGCTAGTGCCGGTTCCTGCAAAGTCTACAACTGCCCTCCAACCCATAAAGTGAGGGCCACTATTGTCTGTAGCCAGTGCGACTGTATCTGTAGTTACAGCGCCTCCAGTCAAACTCACTGAATACTCAAGTCTTCCTTCAGCGGCATTCCAAGTGAAGGAAAGATTGTTAACACGACATCCTGATACAACCGTATCACTTGAACTAGCTAAAGACCTATGTTTAATGCAAAGGTATTCTTTCGTAGTTCCTAATCTCAATCTATGATCATAGGTTCCTGTAGATCCAATTTGGACGGCACTAGCATTACTACCTGCTCCAAGAATATTATCAATCAAGTAACCAACAATCATATTGTCAGTTGTATTTCCATCTTGAACGATTCCATCCCAGGAAATTTCCACCCATTTAACGCCTTCAGTAGGACCAACAAAATGCATTGCGTCAATTCCGCGTCGGCCTTCGTTAAGAACCTGTTCGGAGTTCTCTTCAATACTGAAGGAGCCAGTCAAAAAAGGCACAAGCCTAGCTGTACCACCAGTTCCATTGAAAGCAGTTTCAGTTGAAAGTATAACAGCTTCTTGCCCAGACGACAGTACCATTTAAGACTCCTTCACAAAAAGAATATCCGAGTAATCCGGAAAATTCTCTTGGAGAGATTCCGGTGTAGGAACAAAGGAAACTGTTAGTTCTCCGTTTTCAATATTATGAACCTTCTGATTCTTATCAGCAATTACAGTATTCTCGTAAGTACTACCAACTGTATAAGTTTTTGGCTCTTTCTTACTAGTCATTAAATTCTTCCTGCTGGCTCAGTTAAAGTAACGATAACATCCAAGCTGGTGTTAATCTTGTGAAGATAGACCTCACTCAAGGAGAGGAATTGGTAATTAACTTCAATGTTCATTGACTCGTCAAACCGACTATCCATTAGACCCTTATTCTTCTCTAAAGTCTGTGCTAGGTTCTCCCCTTTAGTTCGAGATTGTATATATGAATCTCTAAGATTCCTATTCCACACAAACCCTTCGATAAGCACTCTATGTAATTGCTGATACTGAGTAACAGTCCCTCGATCCCTTGAATCATGACTGAAAGACTGAATTGATATAAACCAAGCCTCTAAATCAGCTTCATTAAACTCTTCATTATAAGTATGGGCCAACTCACTCAATTGTTCCCATGTTGTCAGTGGAGGAATGATTCCAGCTTGGATATTTTTAAAATCTAGTGAAGTTAAAACCTGAGAAAGAGATTCTTCAACTAGTTTAAAAACTAAAGTATCTACACTTTTAGTTGATACTACTGTATCAAGAACCACTACCTAAATGCTCCACTGTGGAAGAGGTATGACCCTCCTACACCCAATGGCTTCAAATCATACTCTTTTGTTACACCTACAGGATGTACTCCATCTACTCCACCGATTTCTTGGAGATACATACTGAAATATTCCCTAGCCAAAGTTTGAAAACCACTAGACTTGTTCCTCATAGAAATAAATTGTGCTCCACCTGGAGGATCTAGAGCTTTCTCAGTCTTGATAGATATTATACTACACAATTTACTAATAGACAAGTAAACTATGGAAGATTCATGCGTATTTCGAATTGTACTTGTGACAGAGTTCAATACATGTCTTGCAGTGTACGTAATTCGGAAAGTCACACTCGACGTTGGAGTTCTAGTAATGAATCTTATATATCGAGTACTAGCATCTCTGTAATAATCCCAATCCCCATCTTCCTGGAATAACCATTGAGGACGCTCATCATTACTAACTCGATTTCCAGAATCGTAATCTAGACCTAGAATAACTGAGAAATCATTTTCCCAATTAGCCAAAGCTGTCAAAGCATAGTAATTCCCACTATCACCAACTTCATCCTCAGTGATTTCTCGTGGGAATTCTAATTCATAATGTTCTCTGGCTTGGTCAATAGCCTCTCCAATAGTTGCACTGTCAACTTCATTGTCTCCGGTAAAAGCTGGCAATGATCCTACTAGAGTTTCTACCCTACCCTGAATAGCTTCTTTAGTAAACATTAGCTCTTCAACATAATCTTGACTTCAACATCCATACTAGTGCCTGAAGTCATTCCAGCAGGGTTATTAACTCTGATATACTCACCTAGCTGAGACACCAAAACTGCAGGAGCATAGTATGTCATAGTAGGATCATTCAATTGAGGAATATCGCTATACTTATGCCAATTAGATTGGTCACTACTAACCTCAACATCCAAATCCAATTGAGGAGTTGAACCAACTTTCGCAGTTGCCTTAACTAGAATAATAGCAGTCTCAAACGACTTTGAAGTAATGCCAGAACCCATACCATTAGCACTAGTTAAAGTAGCTTCACTAAAAAGAGTTTTGGTTTCTACGTTATGAACCGCCATTAAGATGCCACGTAGTAGAAATCTACACCATCATCGTTAGTGCCAACATCTATGAAAATAGTTCCAATATCGAAACCATTCAAGTCAGTTATCTCAAGTCTTTCTCCAGCATCCAATCCAGTATTAGTGCTAGCACTAACTCCACTATCCCCCAGGTGGACCTGTCCAGAATTAGCTGCTATAGCTATGATAGTAATACTTCTGGCATGTGTGCCTGTCGCAATGATAGCTTCGGCTGTGCCAGCAGAGGATACTGTTTTTTTACCTGATGCAAAAGGCCCTGCCATTATGCCAAATCTCCATGTGCTGAACTACGAATTACGAAAATATCGACTGCATCTCCAATTGTACCACCTCTAACGTAAATGTTTCCAACAAGAAACTCTTCATCACGAGAAATAACTAGTCTTTCCCCTGAACGAAGTCTCCCTGAATTAGCATCTACACTATCCCCACCAAACTGCATATAGCCAGTAGTATTATCTTGGTCAGGGATTAAGACAATTGAATTAGCATATAAAACAGAACTTGTTACGACTTCTGCTGTATCTGCACTATCGATAGTTTTCCGAATACTCTCAAGAGGACTAGCCAATTTATCTTCCTCCCAGAAAAAGCACCTAGCTAGAGGTAAATGCCCACACAAAACCCCTAGCTAGGTGCGTACCCTCCAGAGATTAGCTAGCGAGGTTAGCTACTCTCCAAGTGATGTATGCTAGAGTTGGATTTACAAGAACACCTGAACCAACTTGTTCAAATTCGAGTTCAAGTATATCACCCTGCGATAGGTAGCGTGTAGCACTAGCACCTTGGATGTTATCAAACAAGAGAGTCTTACCAACAACCAAGTCAGTCCCAGACCCCATGTCGATGTTAGCAATCTCAGCTGTGCCAGCACCTTCAGCCCCACCATCAATCAAGTTAAGGTTCTTTGTATTAGAACCATGTCCAGTTACAATTGTGGAATTCACAAGAGCAACTTCACCAAGTTCGATATTTACCGGAGCAACAAAGAGAGGCTGACGTAGAGTTGCCGTAGCCGCCAGAACAGAAGGCACAATCACCATATCAGTATTCCAACCGTTCTTTGTCCTCACATTATCCTGAGTAACTGCAACCATTTTTTACCCCTTAAACTTAAAACACGCGTCGAATCGCATCTTACCTAAAGAGTGGGGAGTATAAGTATTCCCCACTCTTTTCAATTCAATTGTTATGCTACAACTTGTCGGAAGAACGGCCTGTAGTCAAGAACGACTTTCTGCCACTCATGCCGGATTTTGATATTCATTACATCCATTGTGAAGGACTCACCCTGAGTCGGATCACTCTGCGTAAACAGTTCAGGCTCTTCATTACCGTTAAGGAAGACAACACCGATTCCTGAGTTCTCTCCAGCGGCTCCACCAGATGCTGCAAGGAAGTAGTCAGTAGCATCAGTCCAGTAGTCAACTACTACTACTTTGATACCTTCGAATGCATGAACATCCATGTTGCTAGCTGTATCTACTGTAGTCTGTGCCCAGAACTGTTCACTAGGATTACTAATCCTATTTGCAAGACCCTGAAGCTCATTTGGAACCATAAGTATCTTAGCTACGTTCTGTGCGCCGAGAACATCATTTCCACCGTAGGAAGTCTGACTCCTCATTGCCACATTTGCAGCATTGACTGAGCTAATTGACAAAGCGGCTGTTCCGGTGTTTGCTCCGTGACTTGAATGGAAGATCGCAACAGAATCAGGGCCGTAAGTATCGTTATCTACCAGAGTATCAAAGACTCCTTTGTAAAGAGTCCTAGCTGCTGAAGTAGCCAGTTTCATTGGGATGTCTGCGATTGCACCAAGGTTATCATTGATAATCAGTTCCCTAGTGATCTGAGGAACGATACCACCGCGCTTGATTATCTGCACGGTCGTTTCCTCGTCAGTGATGTGTGCGAGATCTGGGTAAGTACCACCTTCTACAACTTGAGCCAAGTCCGCATAAGTCCCAGTTTTAACCTGTCTATAAGTCTGGTAGTCACTTACCGACATAGGTCTAGCGATCTCTCGCCAATCCTGATACTGAGGGAAGTTGTTGTAGTTATACGCCAAAGCTTTATGCATTCGATCAGCAGTAACTTCTCCAAGTGAAGAAACCTGGAAAAGTGCTTCTGTAGTATACAGAGACTTCACTGATCGAGTATTAGCTGAATTAAACCTCGACATTCCAGAGAGAATGTCTATAGCCATCTGACGTTTATCTATATCAAATGGAGAAACACCTTGCATGGAAGCATAAGCCTCAGAGAAGGACCTGTAAGCAGGTATCTTTTCCCCATCAACTATTGCGTAACCAAGTGGATGTCCTACTCGACTAAACATAGCATCAAGTCGAGCAATAAACTTATCACTTTCATCTACGGTAACTCTAGTATTCAATCGACCCTCACTCTGGAGGTTTTCGACTACATGAGTTTTCAAACTAGCCAAATGTTCTTTCTCTGTCTGGATAAGAGTTTGAAGCTCTTCAGTAGCCATCTGTGAATTGTCAAAAGTAGTTCTAATTCTTTCTTCTGACGATTCTGGCAACTGAGCATTACCCAGAGCAGTATTAAGATTGAACGTTCGCCACTCCTGATTGATAGTACTTTCTTCAATCGAAGTCTTCACCGGAGCAAGCATCTCTTCCATGTCTTCCTTTGCTTGCTGGCGGGACTCCTCAAGTAGAACCTTGACTTGTTCCTCGTTCATAGTCGAATCCTCCTGAGATTCTGTAACTGCTAATACTTTCCCGCCAGCGGCAGGAGTTCTAACCAAATCCACGGAATCAGCGCGTACCAGCTTCAAAGCTCGCTTAATGCCTGATTCATTAAGTTCAAAGTCACCGTAAGCGACAATACTAAGTCCCATAATATCGTTAAGGACACCTTCTCTATGCCAATCCAGCATCTTAGTACGCATACTAGTATCTGAAATATGTAGAGTTGCTTCTAGTCCATTTTCGTTAGCAACGACATCTTTGATGAATCCAACAATGGATTCAACACCTCTCTCAGAAACAGAGTGGTCTTCGCCAATTGCAGCATGGACAGGAGCTTTTTCGAAAATATCCTTATCACGATGCAGAACATCTAAAGGATACTCATTCTTATTCAGACTAACCCCAGCATTTATAATCTGAACTCGCCATTCAGTCCCTGTTGCTTCTTCATCATTATCTAGTGGCTGAGTGGACTCTACGTAAACAGAAATGCTATCCATTTTCCCTACTTGGTCGTATAATAAGCATACGCCTGCTTGATTGATTTCACCTTCAACTAGAGTACAAGTACCTCTCATACCTAAACCGATACTAAAAAGCTGTTGTTCTTTATCAGGAACGTAGGACTGGAAGAATCTGCAATTACCACAAATTTCCCCAGTTCTAGCTATATCCTCATAGCGAACTCGCCTATCATCCTGTTTCAACTTAGCTGATACACTATCAGACATTTTATCTTGTCAAATTGCGTAAGCGGCTGATTTCTTATCCCCATCGGGTTCAAAATCAGGATCAGCAAGAAGTTTATCTACGCATTGTTCTAGTTTCTGAGGCATGATTAATTATAGCCCACTAAGTTACCATTTGTCAATAGATGTGCGGAATGTTCTTGTCCATTGTTAATATAGAAAACTCCGTTACTTGTAGTTAATTCATTCAAACCAGATTCACGAGCTGACCCAAAAACAGTAGTAGGTTTGACTTCGTAATCAAGTGGAGGAGCATCTTTCATAGTATCTAATCCAGTCATCTCTATGTAACGAGACATATATTCTTTAGCCTCATCTACAGTAAAGATCCCTAGATCAATACAATCTTTCATTGAACCAGAGAAGTTGCGAAGAGCAACTGAAAGTGCTCTTTGATCCTTAGCACTAATATCTGGAAGTTTCAAATAAAAAGAAGACTGTTCGTTAATACGATTAAATCGCTTATCAAAAGTAATGTATCCAGATAGAATAGACATATCAACCGAGAATCTGAAAATCAATTGCATCAACTCAGCAAAGATTCTTTGTCTAATCTTCAAATGCTTAAACGTAGGATCAGTCATTTCAGGTGCATTAGCTCTAGCAGTTGAAGTTTCTGCAAACCAAACAGGTGGCATACCAGCACCTGCTAGGATATGATTCTTCAAAGCATTCCCTAGCATTGTTGCATCTTCCAAATGCAAATTACTTGTTTGAGCTTTTACGTTAATCAACTCATTGTGAATAAATCTATGTCCAGGTTTCCAAGCTGGTTGATTCTTTGCCCACTGTCTAATTGAAGACTCATTCATACCCTGAGCTTCAACATCCCAAACCCATTGTGCACTCTCAATAGCTTTCTCAACCTGAGCAAACAAAAACTGGTCATGTGCATCCATCCAATCCAAGTTCCACAGCAAATCTCCCCAACCTCTACTAGAACTAATTGGAGAATTCACCTTAGTGAAGAATACACTACCTGACCACTTAACTTTACCCCTATCCCCAGAAAAACCAAGAGATTTAAGAGTATCTTCATCACCTAGCTTATGTTCAAAACCAAAAGATTTCTTTTCCTCATCTGTAGAAGGTAATCCAACTAATCTACCAAAAGCTGGTGACGAATCATCAACTTGAGCTACATCAATTACTTTATAGATTCTACGGATAGTTTCTTTAGGAAGCTTTCGCAAAACAACTGCTTGCGTCTTCATTGTATTAGTTGGATCATCAATAACAGCATCAATCAAACTAGTATCTATGTTACCTAACTCAACTTGACCTGTATGTGGTTCAACATGAGCTGTTATAAGACTTTCTCCGAATAGTCCCAAGTCCCGCATTCTTTCAAATTGAAATACAGGCCACCTATTCGTCATATTAGTCCAGTGTTGATTTAAAACTCTCTGAACTTCAGGATGCTCTGCTTTGAAAACAATCCCATTAGCTAGACAGAACTCAGGAGTAATATCGATCATCCTATGTCCAATAGGATTACCAGCATACATCCTAAGTGACCTATCAATCATCTCAGCATGAGTCAGTGTAGGAAGATTACGGCTTCTACCTAATCCACTTCTAGCAGAGTAAGGTTGCCATTGATTCTCATCAGGGTCGGCGCCTTGTTGAGCAGGAAAGGCAGCTTCAACGAAACCAACCGGACTTGGCTTATTCCAAAAGTCCCACTTCATGAATTTCTCCTTCTAATGAAATAACCCTCGTCCATTAAGAACTCTATTAGCTGGATCTCCTATATCACCTTGCTCTTCTTTGGCTTGGGTATAACTAACAGCAGACCCTTGACCAGTAAAATCCTTAACAGCAAGGAACATAGCATCTAAGACATCATCTCTTCCACCACGGGGGAATTGACTGTACTCTTTTAAAAACTCTTGAGGCCCAGGTAAGTTAGCCATCATATAATTCCCATCAGCTAATTGAATACCTGGAAACATAATAGTTCCATTTCCCCAGTAAGGAACTAAAGTATCAATTCGTTCTTCTTTACTTCCTCTGGGAGTGTATAACTCTAAGGGCATTGGACCTCTAGAATCCATTCTAGTAGCCATAACTAGGTTTTGTGTTGTAGCCTGCTGTGGCCCAACTTCTTCTAAAACAACTCGTTGAATACCAAGACCTTGCATACTCCATTTAGTATACTGGGTACGAATAAAATTCAAATGCTCTGGCTGGGGAATATGTCCAAATGCGAAATCTAATATGTAAACCAATCCAGTGCTATTATGTCTCATAGCTGTACAAGTAGCGAAGTAATTACTAGTGCTTCTTTGACTTGTCGCAGGGTCACATCCAATACTACCAACACAATCTGTTAAAGGAGGTAGACTCTCTCTGTCGTAAAAATGCAACCAGTCTACATCATACCGAACACCTCTTAGACCACTAGGGTCATTTCGGTACTGGGAATTATAAATAGCAGGAGGAGTGTAACCTTTAACTCGCATCAGCCAATTATAGGGACGAACTTCAGGCCAGAGAACTCCACCATTTTCTCCTGACTCTGCATCATAAATTCTAACTACCATAAAAGGCTTTCTCTGTTTGGAGGAATCTCTCTAACTCTTTATACTTATATTGATGCTTCATCGCTTTTTGAACAGTATTTAGAGGAACTCTCAGTATTTCTGCTAAAAGCTCGTAAGTATAATCTCCAGTATTATATAAATGAATAACTCGGTACGTAAAAGCTAGACTCAACTGGCGTTTCATTGAAACATCTTGAGTACACTCAGCAAATGGGCAAGTTAAACAATTACTCCAGTACTCACAACCACCCATAGATAGTTCACTCATCGTACCCCTCGGGATACATATCTGTATAAAGCTTTTCAGTATCAAACTTCGCAATTGCTTCAGCATAAAAATCATTAAAAGCATACCTAGTGCCTAAAACAATTTGCTGTCCAAATGGTAGTAGCATTGGTGAAAAAGTTGTAAAGAACTTATTACTTACAGTTTGTCTCCCTGCTGGAGTTTTGCTATTTTCAAAAGTGACAATATCATCAAAGATTTGTAAAGTAGTTCGTCCCCCCTCAACACTAGTTGTAATTCCATAAGCAGCAACAGAAGGATCTCTTTCCTCATTGCCAACTGCCCAAGACAAAGTATGATCTCGCTTTAATTCGATAGCATCATTAGACCAACGTCCATCTCGACCAGGATACAAATCCCCAAACAAATCCTTGTATCTAGTATTGTGTTGAATGCAAGATTTGATTCGACCCAGCCGAGTAGCAGCAACTACACTAGTAGAGGATACTATCTGGCACATTAGAGAATTTGGATCAACTCCTCCCATCCATAAAGGATAACTTTCAGCGAAATTAGTTGTTTTAGCATGGTTACGTGGGGCAAGTATCACGATTGGATTAAAATCCCCCAAAGGTTCATTTTTACCTTCTAGAAGTAAATCAAAAATCTCCCAGTGGAATTTTGCTAGTGTTTGCCCAAATACATATTCGTGAAAATGACCAGGATGACTATAAGCCTTCTCTTCTTTAGCAGACCTTTCCTTCATTCCGTCTACAATGCTAATTTGAGAGTGGTACACTAGATAGTTCCTAATTGCCTCAAGGAAGTAAACACTTTAGTAGCAGCATCATGCTTGTGTCCACATTTAACACACTGGTTGTTAAGCACAGCAGCTAATATATTCTGAATTTGACCTATATATCCACGAACACTCTCGCGTGGGATAGCCTCACCAGCAATATGCATTAATCTGTACTTTTGCTCGATCAAATCACCCAATTGCTTTATAGTTTGAGAAATAGACTTAATCTGACTTGCCGTAGCGTTAAACTGAATCAGCTTCTCAGTCTCGCTTTCCCCAGCAAGAAAATCAACCCCAAACTCCTCCGACATCAACTTCAGCATAGCTCTAAGAAGAACAATCTCATTATCCAGATTATCTATATTCTCATTAGTAGCTTCTTCCTCAAATAATGCCCTCAACCGAGAATGCTTCAAGTATACGGAATAACTATCTTCCTGTTTGACTAATTCAGTGGGTTCCATTCCACCATGACGCCTACATGGACC